CCTGTCGCTCCTGTTGCTCCAATGCCTGTTGCTCCAGTTGCTCCATTTGTTCCTGCAACACCAGTAGCACCAGTTAAACCAGTTGCTCCAATGCCAGTTGCTCCAATTGGGCCAGTTGCTCCATTTGTTCCTGCAACACCAGTAGCACCAGTAGCACCAGTAATACTAACACCAGTGGCTCCTTGACTACCTGTTGCACCCGTAGGTCCTTGAGCTCCTGTTGCACCAGCTCCTGTTGCACCAATTGGGCCAGTTGCTCCAGCGTTGCCATTAGGGCCTTGTGGGCCNGTTGCTCCAGTTGAGCCAATTGCACCAATAGAAAAGCCCTGCACTAAAGCGGCATTTGATGTTAATGAGAAATTAACACTATTATTGTTTGCTAATAGGTTTAATAATTGTTGTGCTGAATTTGGTACACTTACATTACTTGTAATGTTGTACAAACCAGTGGTATTTGTTACTGCGACATTGCCAGCCATATCTGTTATTCCTTGTTATTTTGCGGTAAATCTCTTATCACGACGAGGTTGCCATATAGAGGTCATTTTATTATGGCCACCTGACCATTTACCTTTGTTATTCTGATCTTCAACAGTATCCCANGCAAGATTAAACTTGGCTAACCATTTATCAGCATCTTCTGACATTTTACGCTTGTAATAATAATTGTGTAGTGTGCCATAGACATAACCTTCTGGGAATGATTGCAACACCACATTATTTTGTACAGTACTACCATCTGTTTCAGGACTGAATAATTCAGGCCATGCTTTGAAGTAATACATATTAATTTGTGCGCCAGCACCCAGGCCTGGTAAGAATTGATATACCTGACCAACTTCTGAGAACTTACCACGATATACACTAGGAATGTTAACTGGATTCAAATATAAATTCTCAATTAACTGTTGTGTAATCATGTCACGATCACCAATGCGATCATAAACAATCCATGGACCTGCTAATGAACCTGTATTACCTGCCGTGCCCTGATTAAAAAACAAGATAGGACGATTCATATCTGGTGGAATTGGCACATAGCCATTTTCATCAGCTACTCCAATTGTTGTGTATGGATCAGTACGCAATGCTGGTAATTCAATATTACGCATCATCATTTCAGCAAGAAAGATACATTGTTTAATTTCGTCTCTGTTACTACTTCCTGTGAAATCTAATATATAATCAACTAATCCCTCAGCATTTGGAATGTTTTGGCTCATCTAGTAATTCCTTTAAAAAACTTATCACTACCTACTGCGGCTGGATAAGGTACCTCAATAGGTATAGGTAATTTGCCACCTGGATAGGTAACAAATACATTGTATTCTTGTTCTACTACTTTGTAAAACTGTGCTTTGAGTGTACGATCTCTTTTGATAACTGCCCAGGGCATACCACCAAAATACTTGTCACTAATTTCAATAGCAATAACATCTGGTAATTCCATCCACTTGTAACCTAATTTACCATCTGNCATAACTGGTGCTAAAGGGTCCATGTAACCTTCTTCAGCCTTTTTGCGATAAATTCTGCATTGATCCATAATATANGGAACATTCATTTGCTCGCGATTAATATACATTTTACCATCCTGGCGACCAGTGGTAATTTTAATGTTTTTGCTTTTATTCCATCCTTCGCGTGTCCAATCACCTTTCATAGCATTGTATAACTTGTCGTTTTTAAGCAAACGATCAGCAATGCCATTATCTTGTGTAACTAAACCGCCAACATCCTGACGATATTGATTTTCATTAAACTCAGGATCGCCTTGTAGGACTTCTTTGTCATGATAGTGGGAAAATTCATCATTGTTATTCATAATACTATTTAGTCATATGAGAAAGGGCTCCTAAGAGCCCTTCCATTTCACATCTAATTAATTTTAAAATTAGAAGCTTTGTGCNTCCCACGCATTCAAGCGTTGTACATACACTGATGGGCGTAATGCACCCACATTGGTTGTAGCGCCAGAACCTGAAACACCAACGAATGCACCGTTTGCAGCGATGTCATGCAATACTGCAACACCTGCTGGGTTACGAACAATCAATGTTCCTTCTAGGATGAACTGGTCTAAACTAGCATCTGCATTCGCAAAAACTTCGTTGTTAGGACCTAGGTCACGCAATGAACCCCACTGTAGAACTTCTTCGTTTAGGAAGTAGATCTGGTTACTTGCACCAACTTGATCCATGATCCAAGAATCAAAAATCTCGTAAGTGTAGTTGAAGTCGCCTTCATAAGTTGCGATTGTGTCGCCACGCTCACTGTTCACACGGTTGATACCGCGTGATGTTGGGAATGTGTCTGACAGGTGTGTACGCAAACTTGTTGGGCAAACGATTGTGCGGATCTTAGCATTGAAGCGTTGTTCTGCAGTTGTTACCAATTGCTTATATGTGCTAGGAGCAAATTGTTGCAACTGAGCTGTATAAGTGTAGTAGCTAGAACCTAGACCTTCACCGTTGTTAGTGATTGTTGTACTACCACTGGCACCTGCTGTACCACCAATAACAAAAGCACTTGAACCTGTTGCTAATTGTTGATAACCAACTGTGTCGCTACCTTCTAAATTGAAGTTAGTACGGATTTGGTTGCCAGCAACTGCAATATTACCAGTACCATCACCAGCGTTGAAACTGTGTGTACCAGCAAATGCGTTCAGACTACCCATACGACGACCACCAGTTGTGGCTGTGCCTGGGTTAGAAATTGCTGTACCTGCTTGACCACTGTACTTTGTACCAATTTGGTCGTTACGAACCAATTGTGCTTCCACATCAAACATTAATTCAATTAACTGTTTAACTTCTTGGTAAGCCTGAGGATCTCCACCAGACTGTTCAACAGCACGAGCGGTACCAGTAGCACCAACAACTGTACTGAAAATCTGTGTGTAGTTACCTAAGTTGGCACGAGCATTTTGTTCTACTGAAGCAGAACTAACTGCTGCACCTTCTTGGTTTGCTTGTGCGGCTGGTAAACGATANACATCGTTTGTCCACAGTGGTAAAGTACTAACTACTTTACGCTTTTTAGCCATACACATATTTAAAACTGGGGTATCGTCTTTTACACGATTGGATACATCTAAGTCTAGGTCTTTAACAACGATATCAGTTTGATATGCTCCTGTACCATTGCCTAGAGTTGAGGTTGAATTGTAACCTGTTGTCATTTATATTCTCCTATAGTTAATGACTATTATCTTCTGCTACGCAAAGCATTCATCTTTGCTACTANCAGATTATCTTGGGCTTTTTTATCGCCCGCTCTGGCTTTTTCCTGAAGACTCGTCAATTCATCTTTTGGACTGACAATGGCTGTTCCAGCTCGTTTACTAGTTAAGGCTGCAATACTGCTACCTGAACTCTTGGCCTTGGGTCTATCACGATATTTTAAACCATCTCTAATCAGAGCAAGTAAATTCTCGTCTGATGAAATGAGATCTAAATTATCAATACCAGGTACTATCTGGTTTTTAGACTCAGGCCAAACCTTAGCTACTTTCTCACGAAGCTCATTATAGACATACTGGTTCTTCAACTCTGCGTCTTTGAATGCCTTACGACTATTCTCTAACAATTCACCAACTTGTTTTTGTCTAATTTGGTAGAACTGATCTACATTTGGTTTTAACTGACCAATTAATTGGCTCTGTTGTTGAATGTATTTTTCGTTCTGTTCCATATTAGCACGGATACGGGCCTGTTGACCTGGATCCTGCGTTGTCGCTAACTGTTGCTGAAAGGTTGTTTGGTAACCTTGCGTCTTAATGATCTCATCGTAAGCCTTTTGCAGCTGCGGACGGACCGTAAATTCCATTGCCAATAAAAGACCTTCTGTCTCACTGCGTTTGTTTTGTAAATATTCATCAAACTCAGCTCGCTCAATCTTTAACTGACGGGCATCTTCACTAATTGCAGCACCTTGACCTAATATACTTGCGGCTTTCTTTGCATCAATTTCAATTTCTTTACCATTGCGTTTGAACTTAAACTTAGCGTTTGGATGTTCTTCAGCAAATTCTAAGAAATCAATAATTTCTGCATTAGACGAATCTGATTCACTTACCTGAACTTCTGATTCAGGGGTAACCTCTTCTTCGTTGCCTTCAGCATATTCTGCTTCTGGTTCAACAACTTCTGGCTCANTCAAATTGGTATTGCTGTCATCGCTGACCTCAACGCCTTCTGGTGCCACGGGGGATTCTTTAGTTGCCACTTTAGCATCACCCGCTGCGGTTGGTTCAGTATTTCTCATTTGGTTACGCAAAGTCTGCTCACGCATTGCGGCCATCTTTTGAGCAATAGAGTCTAAACCTTGACTCGCTTCTTGGACAGGGACCACCTCAGGTATNAGGTTGGGTGTGTCTGTTACTATATTTTCCATACTTTCCTTTAATCAGGCCCTTACGGGTTACTTTTCAGTTATATTTTATTTATCTGTGCTTCTCGCCTGGCTTTTGACCAGGACTTTCCTTTCAATAACAATGAACGCTTTAACTTGTGTTCCTCTGATTGAGGAACGGAGTTCTTTCCTTTCATTGCCAATGATCTTTTTAATTTATGTTCTTTAGATTGCGGGCCAAAACATTTACCTGCATTACTAAATCTACCTATGCCATCACCGTTATGTTTGTTAAATGATCTAGTATCTTTTTTAGCATTAGTACAATATAAAATTGTATATTCCAAATCAAGCATTTCTTCAATTGATCCAGTTGCTATAATAGTTCTTTGCCACTCATTGCGATTAGTTAAAATCAATGGCTTAACTACTTTACTAGAACAAATATAACCATCATCTAGATGACATCCTGGTTTTGTTCTACTACCCACATACCAATTTAATGTTGGTATATGAGTCCATTTATATACAAATGCTGTCATTCAACAGTATCGTTTACTTGCTGTTGAGTCTGTTGCTCAACAACACGATTCTTTAGATAAACCTGTCTACGCAACAGGCTTATAAAATTATCAATTCCACCTAGTTGATTGCCAACGGCAATACGCTCTAGGTTAGCATCTTGTGTATGCNTTTTAATTTCAGTAAGTGTGTCCACTGTTTCAATCTGAAATTGGCGAATAAACAAAATAAAATCTTTATTCTTTAACAAATTTTCTGCAGCAGTACCAACTGTTTTAACACGATCCAATTGTAGTGGAGTCATTGTTTTAATGTTGGTTAAATTTGCTGTCAAGCGATTGTTAAACGCTTCTACTACATCATCTTGTATCATCTATTCAATTCCTTTATATTCAATAATGTTATTTAGCCTCCGCCATATGACTTGGCCTTATGTTCTTCTATAAGTGCAAAACCTTCCAACTGTTTGGCCGCTGTATTACCAGNAACTTCAGCAGTAATTTCATCAGCTTTAGCACTATCCAATTTGGCCTTGGCCATCTTGGCTTGATCATCTGGAGTAGGTTGCTTGTTTTTCATAGCTTCCTGACTTTGTTTGATCATTTCCATGACTTCTTCATCACTAGGCAAATAACTATCACAGTCCTTGACACCTAATACATATAGAGTATCAGCGTAAGGCTTTTTAATCTTTTTAAACATAGCTGGAGTTAGACTGCCTTGTGCTACTAGTGCACTAATTTCCTGATATAAACCAGTTTGTGCTTTTTTAATAATGTCCAAGCGTTGAATACTGTTTTCTTCACTACGCATACCAAGTGCTAGATCAATATGAATTGTCTTACGCTCGTTAAAGTTCATGTCATCAAAGTTAGCGTAGTCTAAGAACTCTGCTCGCCCTTCTGGGTGAAACTCTTGTGCTAATTTACGAACACCATAGTCATCTCCATACTGTACTAGAGTACGCCAGATCAACCATAATGCATCTTTTAAACCTTCAGCACAATTCTTAACTGTGTTGTCTTGAATGATCTGATTTGGTGTTANTGCTAGACTTAGTTTAGCACCTGAATTGCCAGGACTCATAACTTCAGGATTGAATACATCTGTAGGTGTAGTCATACCAACCATGGCCATAGTATCCTGTTGAATACGAGTCATGGCCTGATCAATAAAGGCAATATTACCATTTGGAATTGGTAATGGATAAATGTCTGTCTGTGGATTGAACTTTGAATCTAGAATAAAGATAGCAGCTTCATTGTCTTGTAATTGTTCAAAATCTAACTTGTCTGGTTTAGCACCAATGCGAGCAGTTGACTGCATTAATCCTAATTGAATTTCTGCACGATGTCCTGAAGTAGAATATTCCTGCATTGGAATTACNCTTTCAGCAATTGACATACCATAGAAGTTTTGTGCCAATGGCTTTGGACACATATTAGCAACAGGGATAAATTCAACTTCCTTGGCTGAAATAACATATTGTCCTGAATAGATCAATTCTACTAATTCTAATTCACCATCGCCATCAATATCATAACGATTCCAGCAGGTCAATACTGTTACCTGGCGTGCTTCTGGTTCTAATGCNGCATAGCCTTGTGCTGGTAATCCATTGATAGGCACTGAGTCACGAGCGTGTAATGCTAAATTGTTTAGTAATGATCCTGCTTGGTAAGCACCCACATTGGAGTATTCAGCATAGATCTTAAATTGTTCTAGATCAATGTCTGGATATAATTCAGTTGCTTCCTGTATTGACATTGGCTTGTAGTAACCGCAGAATGGTTGTTCTTCAATTGAAATAACTGTAGGATCACAGATCCAATAGTGTTGTGCAATTGGACGAAACTTGACATTAATCGTATATCCAGTTAATTTGTATTTGGCTTCATATATGGTATTGCGACCAACTGCTTGTGCAATAGCATCTTCGCCTTGGTCTAATTCTATATTAGGCTCTTCTTCTGTAAAGTCACCACCTGTATCCACCTGGTTCATACGATGNTCCAGGGTGGCCTGGCGTTGTTCATCTGGTAGACCTTGTATAAAGTCTTGTGTTTCTTTAATAACCTGATCAATATCTACACGAAGTTTGCGTCGTTTGGTGCGTAGGGCTGTTAGACCAGCCTCTTCNGCTTGTTGTTCAAATGCACGAAGTTGATCCGCTGTACCTTGTGTGGTCACATAGCGTACAAAACTTTCACGCATTGGACTTACCATCATTTCGCCATTCTTGTGTAGACAAGCATCCATAACCCAATGTTGTAGAATAAAGTGTGGATCATTGTTCTGGTTCAATAGTTTGTGAACCATTTCTGTGGCCTGACGGGCAGCTGGTTCATCAGCTTCATTGTCTGCTACAAACTCAAAGTTGATTTCGCCATTTTGTGCAAGACCTTTGGTAATAACACTGGTAGCATAATCAACTACTGGTTTTACCACAGGATGAATATAATCAATACCATTAACTGGTTCTGTGGACTGTGTTACTGGCAACACTAGATAGTGATAATCACT